GAGTAAATCGGGCCAGCGCATGACGGGCATCGGGTTGTCTTGGGTTAAGTCGTGGATCTGCCCTACCCAGCCTTCCGGGAGTTTTTCTTCGTAGGAGTTAAGTGACCAAAAGCGGAAGTTTCGGATCCCGGCTCGATCACTACACCAACACCCGACTGGACTTTTCCCTTTTCCGAACCGTTATTTTTGGCGGTCGGTTTGCCGACTTCCTCGAGTATGTAGCTCGGATTTCCAGCGGCTCGGCTGAGTTCTTGCGTCAATAAAAAGCGCACCCAATTCGACAAACTGCCGAAGCCATTCTTTTCGGCGAATTCCTTGGAGCGCTTGATTAGATCAGGCTCTAGCGAGATTCCGGCGCTCTTGGATTTTCGCGAAGTCGGTTTTTTCGGATTCATGTCAACGGAATTTATACCGGCGTCAAAAATTGTCAATTTTTGGGGTATGGGGTGAATGCCCCATTTTTTTGTTTTCAATGCGTCAACTATTGCTAATTGTTGGTGCATGGCTAACAGACCAGTGCCGGAAAACCGGAAAGCAAAGGCGGCGGGGATTTCACTCCCTCCACAACTGATCAACCAAGCGCGCAAGCACGCTTATCAACGGGGCATGAGCCTGAGCGGGTTCGTTCGCCAGCTCTTGCTCGAAAAACTTGAGGAGGCGGCGAAATGATCACCGTCGATCAACTCGCCACGGAGCTGGGCCTCGCGCCGTTCACGGTTCGGAAATACGCCCGCCTAAATATCATTCCGGCGATCAAGGTGGGGCGTGATTGGAGATTCCAATCGGTGCAGGAGGTCATTTCGACGCTCGCCATTAACAAGGGGAACAAGACCGCGAAATCGGCCGCGATGGCGATGAGGAGGGCGGCCTAATGGACTACGAGACCACGCTCCGCTGCCTGGGCTACGCCATCGACTTTATTCAGATCATCGCGGTGCCTGTGCTCTTGCTGGCGCTCACGGGGAGGCTGGCGCGATGACAATCTCCGAACTCAAGGCGATTGAATTCATGCACCGATTCGGCGGGGCGTTTGTGCGGGCTTTGGCTCACGCCTCGGCGGCCGCGGATCCTGAGAACTTCCAAAGACTCAAGGTGGCGTTCCCCGAGATTTGGGAAACCTACGAAAATTGGCCGGCGGCTGGGGAGGAAGTCGAATGAGCGCCTGGGAGGGCTTTATTTTGGCGGTCGTCACTATCGGCTCGGTGTGCGCGGCGTATTGGGCCGGACAGCAAAACATTTTGATCCGTATGCGCGACATGGAAAACCGCCGCAAGGAACGCGAGCGCCGGTGGCGCGAGTTCGACGATCAATAATTTCCGCTTCGCCCGCAAGGGCAGGAGCCAAGGGGGGCGCGCATCCTAAACAACGCGCACCAATTAGAAACAAAGAGTGATGAAAATAATATCTGGAAAACAACAGCGACCACAGCGGGTGGTCATTTACGGGGTCGAAAGCGTTGGCAAGACGACATTTGCCGCTCAGTTCCCTTCCCCATTGTTCTTGGACATCGAAGCGGGCACGGCTCACCTCGATGTGGACCGCGTGGCGATTGATAAGTGGGCGGATTTGCATCAGGCGCTGAAGGACGCGGCCGGAACCCATTACGAGACGGTCGTGATCGACTCGGCGGATTGGGCGGAGCGGCTTTGTGTCGAGGATTTGCTGGCGACGACCAAGAAAAACAGCATCGAGGATTTCGGTTACGGCAAGGGCTGGGTGCAGGTGGCCGAGCGAATGAGCCGACTCCTCACGGCGCTGGATTCGTTAATCGCGAATGGCAAACATGTGGTGCTGCTGGCGCACTCGAAGGTGCAGCGGGTGGAGCCGCCCGATCTCATGACGGCTTACGACCGTTATGAGTTGAAGATGAGCAAGCAATGCTCGCCGCTCGTGAAGGAATGGGCGGATGAGCTTTGGTTTTTCCGATTCAAGACGAAGGTCATTGAGACCGAAAACGGCAAGGCGAAGGGGACGGGTGGCAAGCAGCGCATCATTCTGACAACCCACTCGGCGGCTTATGATGCCAAGACCCGCAGCGGTCTCGCCGAGGAACTCCCGATGGAGTGGCCGAGCGTGGCGCATTTGTTTGCACCGACTAAGCCTGCGGTTCCGGCGAAGGTGGCGACGGCATCGGCCAAGCGCTGGGAGAAGGAACTCGAGGCGAACGAGGGCATGGTGAACCGTTTCCTCCTCGGGCGCGGGGTTATCACGAGCGGGCAGACCTGGCGCGATTGTGCTCCGGACTATCTGGCGAAGGTGGCGGCGCGGATCGACCATTTCATCAAAGTGGCGCGTGAGGCGGAGCAACCGATGGAGGTGGCGGCGTGAAGGCGCGGGAGCTTTCACCCTCCGCTGGGCCAAAGCTGGCGGCGTGCCCGACATTTGTCGGGGCGTCGGGGGCCTCGGCGGCGGCTCAGCGGGGGACGCTGCTGGATGCGGCGATCCGTGGGGCGGTGCAGTGCGACTATGAGCTTTACGAGCAACTGACTCCGGAGGATCAGCGTGCGGCGGAGTGGGGTCGCAACCAACTTCTCGACCTCTCGGCGGGTTATCCGGTGGAGACTCGCGAGGAATTTCTCGGCCTTGCGGTGCCGGGTCTCTCTAAGCTGGGAACGGCGGATGCCATTTGCCGCACGCGCGGCTGGGTGGCGGATATTAAGACGGGCCAGATCCGCAACTACCGCGAGCAAATGGCGGCCTACTCGCTGGCCTGCATGGAGGATAATTTCGCGCAGCGCTGGACGGCTCATGTGCTGTATGTGGATCAAAAGCAACGCCGCACCTACGAATTTACCCGCGAAGATGCGGAGCGCATCACGGCGGGGTGGGTGGCAGGCGCGACAAGCGCGGAGGCAAAGCCGACACCGTGCGAGTATTGCGAATGGTGCGCCCATTTCAACGGGTGCTCGGCGATCGTGCGGCAGGCGGAGGGCGCTTTGGCGCTGGTCAAGGGCGAGCGGGCACTGGATGAGATCCGTGCGGAGATCGCAGCGGATCCGATGCAGCTCGCCCTGTTTGCGGCGAACTGGAAGGCGGCGGAGAAGCACATTGCGGACCCGTTGATTGAGCTTCTCAAGGCCCGACTGACCGAGGGTGAGGAATTCCCCGGCTGGAAGGTCTCGAGCATGGCGGGCCGAGATTATGTGGAGGCCGATGCCATCGCTCGGGCAGCAGCCAATGTTTCCAAAGAGACCCTCATTCTCGCCATGGGCGGGAAGATGTCGGGCAAGAACTTCCGTCAATTTTGCGCCGACTCCGGCGTGGAGGTTGACGAGACGGCGATCAAGACGGGCGCGCCGATCAATACGCTTCGTCAAGCAAAACTCAAAAACAACTAAATCATGCCAACATATACACAAACAGAACCAAAACCCGTCTACTTCGTGGAGCCGGGAAAATACAAACTCGAAGTCGTCAGCGCGGTGGAGAAATTGAGCCAAGCGGGCAACCCGATGATCAAGCTCATTTGCAAGGTGATCTTGCCGAACGGCGACAAGGGGCCAGAAATCCACGAGCATTTAACTTTCACGCCAAAAGCGGCTTGGAAGATCGACCAATTCCGCGCGGCCTGCGGGCAGGCGGTCGTGCCTGGCGAAGAGGTGACGATCGAGGCCGAGGATTTGGTTGGGGTGAGCGCCTGGGCGCTTCTCGGCGAAGAGGAGGGAACGGATAACGGCCATCGCTTCAACAAGATCGAGCGCTGGATGCTCCCGACCGAATCGGCTCCGAAACCCAAAACCTCGGCGGCGGAAGCGGACGAGATTCCGTTTTAAGCGATATGGAAATAACTATCGACTCTGAATTTAAAGCACTCATTCCGCCGCTTGCGGCGGATGAGTTGCGGCAACTCGAACAAAACATCCTGCGCGATGGATGCCGCGATCCCCTGGTGGTTTGGAACAATATCTTGATTGACGGCCACAACCGCCACGAGATTTGCACGCGGAACGGACTGCCGTTTGAAACGGTTCAAATTCAATTTGAAAGCCGCACTCATGCACGCATTTGGATGCGGAACAATCAGGCTGGCCGTCGCAATCTTACGCCTGCTTGGCGTTTGGATTTAGAACTTGGGAATAAGAAGGATTTATTGGAGATCGGTAAAGCTAAGCGACAAGAAACTGAAGGAAGGCCATCAAAAGAAAAACTGTTGTCACAAAATGACAACAGTATTCTTAAACCAAAACACAACACCCGTGTCGAAATCGCCAAAGCGGCAGGAGTTTCCACAGGGCAAGTTGGAATGGCGGAGCAGATCATTAAGAAAGCCCCGGAACTATGGGAGAAAGCCAAGCAGGGGGATGTTAGCATTTCTACTGCATACCAACAAATAAGGCGCATCGAGAAAGAAGAGAAGCGCGAAGCCCGCCGCGAAGAAAACCGAGCAAAGGTAGCAGAAGCGCAAGCGCCCGAAGATATAATCAAAGCTGAGGCAAGGTTTGCCACCATCGTCATTGACCCGCCGTGGGATTGGGGTGACGAAGGCGACCAAGACCAGATGGGGCGCGCACGGCCGGACTACGCTACCATGAGCAAGGAACAGCTCATGGCGCTGCCAGTCGGCACGCTGGCTGATGAGGATTGCCACCTTTATATGTGGATCACAAACCGGAGCTTACCGAAGGGATTTGATCTCATTGAAGCCTGGGGATTCCGGTATATTACGGCGATCACTTGGGCAAAGCCGAGTTTCGGAATGGGTAACTATTTTCGCGGCCAGACGGAACAAATCCTTTTTGCGGTGAAGGGAAGCCAGCCGCTCAAGCGCAAGGATGTCGGCACGCTATTCACTGCACCGCGCGGGCCTAATGGGCACAGCTCGAAGCCGGTAGAGTTTTACGACCTTGTGGAGTCCTGTTCGCCGGGGCCGTTTCTGGAAATGTTCAGCCGCCACAATCGGGAAGGTTGGACGGCATGGGGAGAGGGCCAATAAAATGCTACACTGCTTTGATACTTATCTTAATGCCAGCAAGACGGATGATGCCCAGAAAACCGATATGGCCGCAATCAAGTCTAAGCTCACTGGTTGCGTCGATATACGGCCAGCAAAAAATGATGAAGACCGTGCCGGGATTGATTATATCGCAACTATAAAGGGTGGCGGCGAGGTTTATATTGATCTAAAAACAAGGGCTGCGGGGTGCTCTAAGTATTGGAAGGCAAGAAGCAGGAAGGGCGAAATTATCCCAGAGCTTGCAATCGAAACATGGTCAGTATGCCCAAATAGAAGGCGCCCAAATGGGGAAGTCGGCTGGACATTTGATTGCAGGAAAAAAACAGACCTAATTTTATACAGGTTTGACCCGCAGGATTACGGCGATCCGTTTCTGGTTCCATTCCAGATTTTAAGAATGGCCGCAGAGCAAAGAAGGGATGACTGGGCTCTATGCTGCAAGATTGATCGCCAGCGCAATCATTCTTACTTCAGTGAGTCGATTTTTGTCCGGGCCGATTGGGTGATGAATGCCATGAACACGGTGATGTTTGGCAAACCTGTCTCTGAGCGAGTTTTTTACATTCAACAACTTTTGTTCCCCCATGCTCCCTGAAATCACCCTCCGCTTGGCGATTTGCGCGAATGCTTGCCCGATTGGGCCACGGCTCGAGCGCGGGACGCCGATGCCGGCATACAAGCACACCTACGCGCTCGAGGAGCGCGAGCAGGCCGAGGCGGATATGCGGCGAGTGCGGGAATATGTGGAACGGAACCAGAACACTATGAAGGGAAGGAAATAATATGGCCGGAGAATGGCTAAAAATTGAACACCATGTGGCTGAAAAGCCGGAGGTGCTTCAGATCGCAATGGCCTGCGAAATGGACCCGGATTTGGTGGTGGGGAGGCTCGTGAAGGTATGGGCTTGGGCGTCCCGAAATTGTCCCGCTGGGGGAAGGACACACATCTCGGCTTTCGCACATTTGAACACAATCGGCGGCCATCAACGCTTCGCGGAAAGCATGGTCGAAGCGGGTTGGTTGAAGATCAAAGACACGGATTTGACCTTTGTGAACTTCGATCGCCACATAAGCCAAAGCGCTAAAGAAAGAGCACTTAACGCGGCAAACAAGGCCAAGCATCGGCGTCCCGATGATGTCCCGAATATGTCCCGATCCAATCGGGACAAAAAAGGGACCAGAGAAGAGAAGAATAAAGAGCGGTCTTGCGACCGCTTCCTCCCTACCTGCGTATGACAACCCTCCCCAAGATTATTCCCATGACGCCAAGCGTCCCACTGAACGAAACGGCAGAGAAGGCCGCGATCTCGTGCATCCTGCAAAACTTCGAGTGCCTGCGGGTGATGTCCTGGCCGGAGGATCTGTTTTTTACAGAGGCGCACAAAATCATTCTGACCACGGCGAAGGAACTCGCTGACACGGGCATGGCGACCGATCCCTTCGCGGTGCAGTCGCGCTTAGAGCAAAAGGGGCTGCTGGATGCCGTCGGGGGGATGCACAACTTCACCGAGCTGATGGATTTCATGCCGACGGGTGATCCTGGCACGGCGGCATGGCACCGGAGCGCGCTAATGGATGCGGCGAGGTATCGCCGGGCGCTCGCGGCGGTGCGTGAGGCTGAGGGGGCTTTCCTACGGCAGGAGGGGGACATTGCCAGCGTGTCGCTGGAGCTTTCCGAAGCGGCGATGATGGTGGACCGCCCGAGGGTTTCGACGAAGGACTTGCTGACGAAGCTGACGCAGGAGCTGGAGAACCGCGAGCCGGCGGAGGCGTTTGGGACAGGGATCGAGTGGCTGGACCGTGTGACGAATGGCGGGGTGAAGCGGGGGGAACTCCTAACGATCGGGGCGCCGACCTCGGGGGGCAAGTCGATCCTGCTCCTCCAGATGGCGGTGCAGGCGGTTGTAGCTGGTAAAAAGGTGGCGGTCTTCTCGCTGGAGATGCCGGCAACCCAAGTCCTCGCTCGCATGGTCTCGCACCTGGCGGGATTCAATGTGGGGATCTTCCGAATGGCTGGGGCCAATGGGGCGGTGAATAAGGACATGCTGGCGAAATTCAACTCGGCGTCGTCTTTGCTTTCGCAGTCGGGCCTCGTGGTGGAGTCGGGATTCACCGACATGGAATCGATCGATGCCTCGGCGCGTGACCTGGCTGGCAAGGGGGCTGCGGACCTCGTGATCGTCGATTATGTCCAGCTCGTTCACTTGAGGGCCATGGCCTCGAACGAGACACGCGAGCAGCATGTCTCGGAGATCACGCGGCGGCTCAAGGCATTGGCGCTGCAGCTCAACATCGCGGTGGCCACGGCGAGCCAGCTCAACGAGGACGGCAAACTGCGCGAGTCCCGCGCGATCGGGATGCACAGCGACCATGTGTGGATGATCCGCCATGAGGACAAGTCGTTCATTTCCCTAGACAAAAACCGCGACGGCGAGCGCGGCCACGCGGTGCCGGTCCAGATGGACGGCGCCATCGCCAAATTTACACAACTACAACAATCATGAAATTATTTATCGGCATCGACCCCGGCCTGAGCGGCGGGGTGGCATTTATTCCAGCAAGCGGCGAACCATGGGCGCACAAAATGCCCGAGACGGACCGCGACCTCATCGACCTCCTTCGGGACTCTACCCGCGATATGGAGGCGCGGGCGGTCATCGAGTTGGTGCATTCCAGCCCGCAGATGGGCGTTAAAAGCGCGTTCACCTTTGGAGAGGGGTATGGACGCCTTCAGATGGCATTGACGGCGCTTGGCGTGCCATACGAGCGCGTGCGGCCTGCCGCGTGGCAGAAGGCAATGGGGTGTCTTACTAAGGGCGATAAGAATGTATCGAAGCGCCGGGCGCAGGAGCTTTTCCCGACGCTCAAGGTGACGCACGCGATCGCGGACGCTCTCCTCATCGCGGAGTTCGCCAGGAGGGCAGGGAAATGAGCCATGAGCCCGCGAATAGTCCCAAAGTGCCCCTCAAGGAAAAAGCGCTATTTCACCGAGGTGGACGCCGTCGCCGCCGTGGGGCGGATTCTGAGGGGCATGGGGAAAACTCAGAAGCCGTATCAGTGCCCGCATTGCGACAACTGGCACCTCACGACCGTCCGGAAATCACCACCGATGGAGCGCGTGCGTTGATGTGCGCGTTTATCCTGCAAGCCGTTTATGATGTGGATGCAAAGCTGGACTTTGTTTGCAAAAACAAAAACGAGGAAATGAAGCTCCACCAGATAAGCGCCATCGCCATGATCCGCTCTCCGTTTTTCGCCCGCCTCTGCGGCACGCTAAGACTCCCCGCCGACAAAATCATTCGCAAAGCCCTATCATGAACCCACACGCACACCCGACATTCCCAACCGAGGCCGACCGCCTTCACGCGGCCGGTGCGGTTTACCATCACGATTACGCCGGAGAAATCGACAAAGAAGACGAGATATTGGCCGATGAGCTGGGTATTTCGCCAGAAAAGGCGAGGGGGGTCATCGCCCATACCGAGGCTGAGGTCCGGCGTTCGCAATCGCTCATCCTTGGCAAAGTGGTCGGCATGCTCCTCGAGACGAGCAACCTGCCGGTCATGGCGCACGCGCTGGCATTCGCGGCCGGCCTCGATCAGCTCAATGGCAAACGCTCCCAGGCTCAGGTGGCGAGGGAGCTAGGCGTTACCCGAGCCCTGGTCAGCCATTATGTCATCGGGGTGCGCGATGTCCTCAGCGGAAAGCGGGAGACATTCGACTGCACCAAGTTCCGCAAGAGCAACGACGCGCGCAAGGTTTTCAAGGAAAAGGCGACAGACCCATATCTGACAGCCAAAGCCAAGAAAATAGCCGAGATAAAAGCCACAGGGCCGCGAATGGCTCCAGGCTTTTTAGAAATACAACGACAAACAGGAGAAGACCCTTATGGAAGAAACTAATACAAACAACAGCACGCAACTCATCGACCAGACCATGTTCACCCTTTCCGGGTTGAACCTACCAGACAACCTATCACCTGCCGAGTGGACCACAATTCACAAGGACATATTGGTTTGCAAGAAGGCAGCAAGCAAATGGATACAGCAATCGCGCGAATACTCAACGAAACGGTGGGGGCAAGACTTCACCATTGATACTGAAATCCAATTAGAAATGGATCTCGGCCTCGCCCTACCCGAAGCCAAGCCCGCCCTCAACCCGGCCGACAAGACGCGCGCCATCGTAACCATCGAAGGGTTGTCACAGAAGTTCGAACTCTGGCAACGCAAGATGGATTCCGAGATCGCCGAGTGGGACGCCGACCGACTCAACCGCGCGCTCGAACTCCTCACGCCATTCGAGCAGCAGGCCGCGCGCATTCGGTCGCTATTGAAATGAAAATGCCGGGCGCAAATTAAGATGACTCCTCAATTTGACACCCGGCCGTTGTCGTGCAAACAACGACAACAGGCTCGTGTCAAATCGAGCCATTCGCTGGGCTTTCCGCGCATCGCCGCAAGGGAAGCAGAATCCAACCAACCCCATGCCCCGTGTGCGGTGTGGAGTTTAAGCCTAAGAGCGGGCGCAAGTATTGCTCCCTCAAGTGCTCGGCAATCCAGATCGGCAAGGATAAGAAAGGGAAGACAATCGATCCCGACCTTATTGCATGGCACAAATGCGCAACCTGCCACGCGATCATGGGAATGCCGGGAAAGATGTCCGGCGACCTGTTACGCAAGGACAGATCCACCATCTGCATATTCAGAAAAGAGAATGGACTTCCGACGCTATCTAAGTCTCAGGCCATTAAGTCCACATTTATTAGGATGGGGAAGGAAGGCGCAAGACTCGAAGAACAATGGTGGCAAGATAACTGGGAAGGTGTCGTGGATACTTATTGGGATAAGTGTTCTAACCTTATCATTGCAAAGATGAAGAATCCAGAGATGTCGCTTCGTCTATTATCTTACCATATGAACTTGGATAGAAATAGGAAGATAGTAAGAGACAGAGCAAGGAAGAAATACAATGAATTAAAGTATGATAAAGACAGCGTGTATTGGGTTAAGCATAAACTCAAGAACGGGATAAAAAGAATCTACAGAAAAATAGCAGGTAAAAAACAATTAAGAACCATCGAGCTTCTTGGCTGCACGGTCCTCGAAGCCAAGCATCACATTGAAAGGCAATTCAAAGAAGGAATGACATGGGACAACCATGGAGTTGTTTGGGAGATCGACCACATCATTCCTTTGGCGGCTTTTGACCTAACACGCAAAGATCAACAGATGCTTGCAAACCATTACACCAACCTTCGACCATTATGGAAGGCGTTGAATAGATTAAAAGCCGACAAGATTATGGTTACTCATCAACTGAGCTTCGCATGATACCCCCCCCCCCCTACTTAGAAGACTTCTAAAAAC